ACAAAGATAAGCCAACAAAAAAACGTATGTGTCCAAAGCATGGTGAATATATTTCAACAAATTTTGTTAGTGATTTTTGGACAGAATGTCCTAAATGTATGAAGACAAAAATAAATAAACAACAAAAAGAACGTGACAAAGAAGCTGCATTAGAACGTGAGCAGCGAAAGTGGGCAGCAAAAATAGGAAGTGCAGCTATACCAGAACGATTTAAAGATCGGACATTAGATAGCTATGTAGCAAAGACAAGTGGTCAAAAGAAGGCATTAGCTTTTGCAAAAGAGTATGCAAAAAACTTTGACCAAGTAATAAAAACAGGACGTTCTGCAATCTTTGTTGGCAAACCAGGGACAGGTAAAACCCATTTGGCAATAGGCATTGCGTTGAGCATTATGCAACAACAACGGTCACCAGTATTTGTCACCGTACAACGTCTGATTAGAAGAGTAAAAGATAGTTGGAGAACAAAAGAAGAAACAGAAAGCAAAGTTATAGATGCATTTGCATCACCTGATTTATTGATACTGGATGAAGTTGGTGTACAGTTTGGGTCAGAGTTTGAAAAACAATTGTTGTTTGATGTACTCAATGAACGCTATGAAAAGCTTAAGCCATCTATTTTATTATCAAATATTCCTAGCGAGCAATTGTCAGACTACCTTGGTGAACGTGTAACTGATAGGTTGCGTGAAAACGGAGGAGCATTAATTGGTTTTAACTGGAATTCTTATAGAAAAAATTAATGAACGAATCAACTATTTTAAAAATTGCAAGATACAAATGCCAGTTGGTAGAATTAGATAGACAATTTTGGTTTGAAGATTTAGATAAAAACTTTTTTAAAATAAATTATGACCGAATTACAGAAGAAATAAGGAGGTTAGAAAATGATTGAAGTTGTATTAGGTTGGCCACCAACAGATCTTTCACCTAATGCAAGAAAGCATTGGGCGGTAGTAGCAAAAGCAAAAAAACAATACAGAAAAGATTGTTATAGTGTTTCAAAAGAACAATTAAAAAAATATAAAAAAGAAACAGAAAATATACCAGAGAAATTAGTTTTAGAAATGACTTTTATACCGCCAGACAAACGTAGTTATGACCGTGATAACTTAGTTGCTAGAATGAAGGCAGGTATTGACGGATTGTCAGATGCATTACGCATAAATGACAAACGATTCAATACTGTTATATCAACCATGGACTCAGACTACCTCGGTGGCTTTGTCAAAATACGCATACTACAGGAAATTCCTTATGGCACGAAAGATCAAAAACCTATCCGTCAAGACACGAGAGTACAAAGATAGGGATGGCAACAACAAGGCAAACTATCAAAATGTTGGAGCTATTATGGAAAATGACAACGGCAAACAATTTATGTTGATAGATAAATTTATTAATTTTGCAGGGTTACCTGATTTTAGTGGCAAAGAAAATTCTGCATCATTATTAGTAAATATATTTGATGTAGATAATGAATACAAACCAAAAAATTATAGAGCAGATAACATACCACCATCTAATAAAGGTAATGACAATTTAGATGATTGGAATAGTTTGCCTAAAGTACCAGAGGTAGACGAGATTCCATTTTAAATAAATACCCCAGAGTGAACAGACCAGTAATCACTCTGAGGTATCGACTCTAGATTTTTGGGAGAGACTAGAGCCTAGTAGACCACGCTTACTTTTTCTTTGGTGGTCTACCAACTTTAGTTCCGTATGTTCCTTTACCTTTTGGCATAATAAAACTCCTTTTATTTTAATTATGAAAGAATTTTTTTATTCTGTCTATAGTTTTACGTTCTTCTTTTATATGTTTTTTAGTGAGCATTGCTTCTAGTTCTATTATTCGACCTAATAAACTTGCCAAAAATACATCTTGTTTCATCTGATGACGTATAAGATGTGTGCAATATCTTTTTACGCCATCGTAATCATCGCTTTTTAAAACTTCTCTAATACGCATTTCGACAGAAAGCTGTAACTCTACAGGTGGTTCTTCTAATTCAATATTGAGAAATCTATCTTTAGCCATTAGTTCATTTTAGGAAACAGATTTTGCTCAAGCAAATCAACCAACTTATCATCCAATGTGTTTGAGGTTTGCTTGACAATTGTCTCTCGCAAAATGTCAATTATCAAACGCTTTACTGAAGTAGTTGATAAGAACCTTACAAGAATAGGTTTTAGTATCTTGTACATAGTTTGTTTGTTTTTCCAAACATAGCACACGTTATTGAATCTTGCCTTCTATTTTGCTAACCGCTTCTGACAACTTGTTTAGTCTAAAGTATATGTCTCGTATGTCTCGCTCTCTACGACTACTCATATTAGATATCACCATAACTAAAGCAGTAGTTGCTGCTCCCACTAATGCAGCATATATCTCAGGCATTTGCGTAAATAGGTAATTATGTATAGTATGACTAATAAATCCTAATTATGACAGAGGAACAAGAAGAAAAGGAAGGCACGGATTGGGCTGAAATTTTTGGTCACGCTGTCCGATTTATGATTCTTTGTTGGTCGCTTGCAATGATGACTCTTGGATACATGGATAAGATCCGCAATGACGGAGCGTTCCTGGCAGGTCTGACCTCAGGGGTCTTAGGTTCATACGGTATCTCCGTTAACAAAAAGAAACCTGCAAACGCTGCTAAAGTATTAGACAACAAAGACACTAATGTAGGAGTCAAATGAAAAAACTACTAGCACTATTATTATTACTTGCCCCAGCGTCACCAGTTTTAAGTGACATAACGCAAAAATTTACGACATCTGCCCAGATTACGGTAGATATGCCGTACTCTGTTACTAACAAATTAGGCACGACATATTCAATATCTGGCAATAACATAACTCCATCTGTAACTGTAGGAGACACTACGACATCAGGAAAAATTGGTGGAATCAATCTTGGCAGTTTAAATAGCGGTGTGCCTGCCATGATACAAACTGATAAATCAATCACTACAGCAGGGAGTGCATTTTCGCTGACGGAAGCTGTAACAATGGGTGATTCTCAACCTAGTGCAATTACGCCATCGTCAGGCATAGCAGCACTACCACATCTTGGTGGGCAGACAACAATAGGAAGTGGTGGCACATTAGGATCTGGAGCGATGACAAGTTTATCTAGTGGTGTGCATACTTGTAGTGGTGCATTTGGATCAGGTTCTAGTTGCATAGGTTCAACAACAGTAACCATTACCATTGACTAAACTTTGGCTGCTATTAATAATATTATTTCCTCTCAAAACCCTTGCAAATCCAGTTGTGCCTACCTTCCGTACAGGATCTTCAAGCACAAATTCTCAAAGCCAATCTGTAGTAACAGAAAATATAGTAAGCCACCAGTTTCGGACAGGCTATACTCTAAGTGTCTCAGGTTCAAACATAGAGAGTGCAGATGTTGATGGTTATATTAATTCGATACCTACAGCAGAAGCTACGCAAACAGTTAATGGGGTTAACTTTTCATACACTTCTCCAACGCTTGAGGGTATTCCAAGGTGGAAAATAGTAAATTCTTCACAGCCCTTTTCTCTCGTAGAGTCAGTAATTTCTCCTGGACTAGATACTATAACAACAATAAATCGCACCATAAATACAACAACTACCACCACCGTAGAAACTACGTTTGGGCAGTAATTTTATTATGCCTATGTCCAAGTAAAATTTTAGCTTCGACCACAATTTCATCGCCCCAATCTCAGGCAAGTGGTGTGATTAATAACAATGCCACCCAAATATTACCGAACAGCAGCCCTCAATTTAGGATGTCACAAGGCATAGTATGCAGTTCACCTAGCTTTACCATAACACCTTACATCGTGGATTCATGGAGCTTTAACAGGCCAATCGAACAATTTACATATCAAGAAGTATATGACGAAGACACAGGAGCTATAAAATATACAACCAAAACACCAAGACATGAGAAAGATAATTACAATTTAAACTACGGTATATCAGCACAGTTCAGCATACCGTTAGGCAAATCACCTGCACTATGCCATAAGGCAACAGAAGTAAATATAAAAAATCAACAATTACTATATCAAAAACAGTTGCTTGAAGTTGCACTTTTTAGGCTTAAGGTATGCGGGGAGCAGGCGAAACTTGGCGTAACCTTTACTGGGGAAAAATACGCTTCAATATGCGAGGGGATTGCAGTTACTGTTCCCCCTGGTCAGGTAATCCCTCACTCTCATTCTTTGAAGCCTTAGATTTAGTTAGACGTTTTATAACCTGCTTAGTCAATGGCTTTATTGCATTGAGAAGTATAGGAGTAGTCGCAGCGATACTAGCAACAAATACAGTAGAGATAGCCACGCTAGGCGTAGGTATGTATTGGTCGATGAACGGTACGTCTTCATAAACAGTAGTGCAATTACCGTTGCTTTCTCTAACATAATCTTTAATACGCTCCAATCGCTTATCGTTAACAAAACTTCCTATTCTAGGAGCGTTATTTGGGGGGCAGGGTTTGTATTCGTCTTCCTTTTTTTTATCTTTTGGTATTTCAGTTTTAGGTGGTTCACTAGTTGGCATCTCACTTTCATCAGCAAGATTAGGTATCTCTTCTGTAATTGTTAATTGATCTGGTACATAATCCAATGGGTTAAAACTGGGGTACGGACAATTTGTTACTACGCCGTTTGGGTCTTCTATTATTAAATTTCTATTGCCTGTATTTTTTGTATCTCTGTGGTAGTAAGTGCAACCTATAATCTGTACATTTGAATGTTCATAGTCAGGCACATAGGTATATGGAATATGAACATCAGGAATATGTATCTCAGGTATTTCCAATTAAAACTTAACTTCTTGTTTAACAGGTGGTGTAGGAATTGATGGCCCTGTTAACTCAGGTAACCCTTTATCTAATACATTTGGCAATAAACCTTTTACTTCGCCAAGTATAGAGTTCATGATTTTAGCCTTGAATTGCTCAGATGTAACGTATTTGTATGTAAAAAAACCACCGCCTAGTATTCCCAAAACTAGCACAGTGGTTACAATTGTTAAAATGTCTAATACTTTTCTCATGATTAAAGACCAGATAATACGAGCTTGCTCATTAATGAGTTTAATCGTTCTGCTTCTTATAGTAGCAATCAGCCCTCTCTACGTCACTATGGGATTGATGACAAGACAATTACAAGAAAAAGTTAAATAGTTTGTTATGCAGCAGGTGGTGCAGGTGGTGCAGCTGGTGCAGGTGGCGTGTCAGGTATAACTATTCCTGATTTTCTATCATCTATTACGGCTTGGATTTGTATTATTCTAGTTTTGCATTGGTTAACAATTTCTAAAGCTTCATTGTGTTTCTGAATCACTGTTTGTAATTCAGTTTGTAGTTCTTGGTCTGTTTTTTTAGTCATTAGATATATGGACTCGTTCCTAGTATAGCTGTATTCCATTGTGCTTTCAACTCAGCTTCATTTGTTGCAGCATCTATAGCACTGTCAGCAGGGGCATCTCTAAGTGCCTGTTTTTTTGTGGCTACTTCTGATTTTTTTGTAGCATCATCAGCTTCTATAGCTCTTTGATATTCAATATCAAGTTCTTCTAACTTTGCTACTCTATAATTTCTGATATTATTTTTATGAATTTCCTTTGCTTTTGTCATGTCTGTTGAAATGATACTCATGCTCCTACTCCATCTGTAAGGTTTGATTCACTAACAGTCCAAGCATCTCTAAAAGATCTGTCTGTTGGAACGTCAGATACAGGTATTATCTTATATTTAACACCTGTTGGCACAT